CACCCCTTAACCCACCCCTTAAGCCACCATGCAACGCGCGCGCGCGCGATCTGCTCTCTCTCTCTCTGATCTCTTCTGATCTGTCTGGGGGAGGTGTGGAGGGGGCGCCGCCGGCAACAGCCGCGGCCGCGGGCAGCCGCAGCACTACGCTTGAGGAGGCACTGCCGGCGCACATTCCGAGCCTGGAGGAGTTCACGGCGTTGTTCATGGCGGATTGCATCCCGGCGGAGTATTTGGAGGAGAAGTGGATTTGGTTCGAGGGAAACAAGGCCTGGCTGAACGGGCGGGGCGAGCTCAAGGATTTCCGGGTGTTGGTGCGGGGTTGGTGGAAAAAAGACCGGGCGGCCTGGAAGCCGGCGGCGGCCGAGTCGAATCGCGCTGCGAACGTAACGGAGTTGGAGGCTTTGTTGAAAACTGAAAAAAATCCGGCGGAGCGGGATAAACTGAGAGCGCGGTTGAAGGGGCTGGAGGCCAAGCCATGATCTAACCGCAAAGAACGCAGAGAACGCAAAGACAAAACCAAACAATGGAAGGCAAGACTAACTTAGAATGAGCGCGTTTGTTCCAGACTTGATGAACCCCGCCCAGCGGCAGGCGATTTGCCAGGCGTGGGACATTCTGGGCGAGCATTTTGATGGGTGCCTGGTCGTCGTCGATTGGGAACTGGAAACGGACGGGAAGTGCGAGGATGCGCACGAAGGGTATTGGCACGGCGGGTCAATGAGAGCGGTGGGGCTGGCGCACTTCGCGAGGCAACACATCATGGAGTCTGGCAAACCGATGCGCGAACCGGAGGAGCCTGGGACATGAGCGCGAATGGCGAAACTACGGACACGATGGTGCCGGAAGATTTTCGGCACGCGCGGCGTGGCGGAAGCGCGCTGCGGGTCGAAGACCCGCGATCCGCAGACCGGTTGCCGCCGCATTCGGTGGAGGCGGAACGGGGGGTGTTGGGGTGCATCATGCTGGCGCCGATGGAGTGCCTGGCGGAGTGCGAGCGGCAACGGGTGGAGCCGGAGTGGTTCTACTTGCTCCAGAACCGCGGGATTTACCAGGCGGTAAGGAATATGCGCGCTGAGCGAGTCGCCGGGGCATCGGACGGATCGGTCGGATTGGACGGATCGGGCGGGATAGATGTGGTGACGGTGCAGCAGCGGTTGAGGGACCATGGACACCTCGAGGGGTGCGGCGGGGTGGGTTACCTGGCGGGTTTGCCGGATGCGGTGCCGAGCGCGGCGAACCTGGGCTACTATCTCGACATTTTGCGGGAGAAGTGGGTGTTGCGGAACATAGTCGGGACGTGCGCGGACACAATAGGCCGGGCTTACGAGTTCAGCGGGGACTCGACTGTGTTGGTGACGCAATTGGAGCGGGACATTCAGATCTTCGCCAGGGGAATGCAGCCGGCGGACCAGGTGGATACGATGTATGTGAGTCCGCTAGAGATGGGGGACGAGCATTACCAGCGTTGGTTCGGAAAAACGCACGGGGTGCCGGGTCTGCCGCTGCCGGCGTCGGTATTCGGGGAGTTCCCGTTCAAGATTCGGCCGTGCGAGCTGACGTTGCTCGACGCGGAGACGAAGATGGGCAAGAGCACGATGGCGAGTTACATCATGTTGCACTTGATGGCGCAGGCGGAGTCAAAGGAGGGGCGCCAGCTGTTCCCGAATGGAATGAAAGTGCTCTATGACTCGCGCGAGGTGCATCGCGTGGAGACATTGAAAAAGTTCACGAACCAATTGCTCGGCCGTATCAGCTATGACTTGTGCATGGAGGGGCAGCAGCAGCGGAAGGAAAAGAGTTTCGTTGAATGCCGGTGCGGAGTGTGCGGCCCGGCATTGAAGGAATGGCGCGAGGCGCACGAATGGCTGGGCAGCCGGCTGAAGGTGAACACGACCACGGGCATCAAGCATTGGCAGGACATCCTGCAGGCGTTTTACCGGCTGTCAGAGCTGGGCTTTCATTTGTTCGTGCTGGATAACTTGATGCGCATTGGCATTAAGAAGGACGATTGGAACGGGCAGGCGGATGCGGTCGCTGCGTTCGCGCAGTTCTGTATGGACACGGGGAGTCATATGTTCTTGATCGCACACAGGACGAAGAGCACGGAGGGGGACTACCGGAAGAAGACGGCGGGGGCGCATGAGATCACGGCGAACCCGCACAACTTGTGCACAGTGTGGAAGAATGAGAAGAAGTTCGAGAAGCTGAGCCCCTGGCTGAACAAGCTGAGGGAGCCGGAGGAGAATTACAGTTATCAGGAATTTTTGGTGGATGCGGCAAAGATTCTGGCGTTGCCGGACGCGAAGTTTGTGCTGAATGACCAGCGGTTGGACGGCGGAAGGAGCAACGCGTCGCGGGAACTGTGGTTTTTGAAGCGGGCGGGGCAGTATTTCGATTATCGGCCGCCGAAGCCGCGGCCGAGCGTGGCGACTAATTGGCTGGAGAAGTGGCGCAGCAAAGCTGAATGAGGAGAATTCAAAATGCAAAATTCAAAATGGAGACGAGCGCCTGTGTTTTTAATTTTTAATTTCCTTCATTTTTAATTGAATGACACGCCGCGGGACATTCAGGCATGAGGCGAGCACGGACAAGGCGTATCGGTTTTATCCCGAGGGGCAGCCGGGGCTGGCGTTTTGGATTCCGCGGAGAGTGCTGACGCACCGGAGCAAGTTGAACGATGATTTGCACGCGCTGAGCCAGATTACGGTGGAGGAATGGTGGGTGAGGGAGCATCCGGAGTTGGAGAGATACTTTGCGTAATGACGAATTACGAATGACAAATGACAAATAAGTAAAACCAACAAACATAGAACCTATGAACGAAAACACAGACAGCGCAGAGAATCCCAAACGGAGCAACGCGTTCCTGCAATTGCTGCAAGTCCACGATAAGGGCCAGATGTGCGATGCGTTGGCGGATGCCTTGCGCGCGATGGTGGATGCGGTGGAGCGGACGGGCAAGCCGGCGAGTTTCACGCTGACAGGGAAAATGGTGCCGGCGGCAAAGGGGGTGCACGGGATGGTGTTCGAGCCGGTGAAACTCAAGCTGCCGGAACCGGAGCAGCCGACGAGCCTTTGGTATGCGGACAAGGACGGGAATTTGCACCGGCATAATCCAAACCAGGACATCGAACTGCCGCTCAGGATGGTTCCAGCGGCTCGCGAGGAGGCCCGCCCCACCCCGAGCGCGGCCGCGGCTCAATAAAACGAAAGGAACACGACTTATGCCAAAAGAAACCATCCTGCCGGACGACCAGGCCATCGACAAACTGCTTGCAGCCGGCCGAGCCATGGGCACGCCGATAACGGAGCACAAGGGGATTCCCCTCATCATCATTCCGAAGGGCTACCAGTTGGAGACTCTGGAGGCGTTCCTGCCTCCGCAACGGATCGAGGAATGCCCGAGATTCACCGACGTGGAATCGTTCAGCCGCTATGTAAAACGATTCGCGGTTGAGGCCACAACGCTCTTTGCGATCGTAGGTGACGCGAATTTCAACATGCTCGCGGTGCTGGATTATCACGCGGCGGCGGATAAGCCGGCCTGGGCGAGCCATCGGGCGTTGCTCGCGCTCATGCCGACCGGGGAATGGGTGCACTGGATGGCATCCAACGGCGTGAAGCGAACCCAAGGGGAGTTCGCGTTGTTCCTGGAGGAGAATGAGCGTTTGTTCCGGAGTCCGAGCGGGGCGGATTTGCGGGAGATGGTGTTGATGCTCGAGGGGAAGTGCGACGCAAGGTTCAACAGCGCGATTCGTTTGCAGAACGGCCAGGTGCGGATGAGCTATGTCGAGGACGTGGAGCTGCGCGGCAGCCACGGGGAGGCCGCCGGGATGCTGGAATTGCCCGGGGAATTCATTTGCGGCATCGCGCCGTTCGAGGGCATGGCGGCTTACGAGGTCAAGGCGCGGCTGCGCTATCGGCTGGAGGATCGGAAGATCACGTTTTGGTATGAGACGATCACGCCGCACTTGATTGTGCGGGACGCGGCGAAACTGGCGCTGGACAGGGTGCAGGAGTTGACGGGCATCGAGCCGCTGATTGGATGCTTGAACTGACCAAGTTCCTATGAGTAAGACGACGAACATCCAGTGGGCGACGCATACGGGGTCGCCTTGGTTCGGGTGCAGTCCGGTGTCGCCGGGCTGCGCGAACTGTTACGCGTGGGAACTGGCGGAGTCGCGGCTGGCGCCGATTATCCGGGGGGCGTATCGGAAGGCTGGGTTGGAGGATTGGGAGACGAGGGCGGTGTGGGGTGACAAGGCGCCGCGGGTATTGTGCAAGGGGTTTTGGAAGGATGCGCGGCGATATAATACGAGCGCGGCGGGGACACTGAAGGAACTCGCCGGCACGGATGGCGGCGCTTCAATTTCAACAGGAGCAAGCAGAGAGAGCAGAGAAAGCGAATCGGCTCCGCTTCCTCCGCTGCCTCCTGTTCAAAACCGGTCCGCCGGGAGGCCGCGGATGTTTCCGAGCATGGACGATTGGCTGGATGAAATGCCAGCGGGGATTATCGACCAGGAGGGGAATTGGCTGGAGCCGGTGGAGGTGCTGGCGAATTTCTTAAGGCTGATTTATGAGACGCCGAATCTGGATTGGTTGTTGTTGACGAAGCGGGCGGAGCAATGCCGGCAGCGGTTGGAGGCGGTGCTGGACATAAAGGAGGAAATGGGCGAGGGGATCATGGGCTGGCCGCTGATGGTGGCGGGTTGGCTGGGGTTGTACGGGATTGTGGTGGAGCCGCCGGACAATGTGTGGTTCGGGGTGTCGGTGGAGAATCAGGAGACGGCGGAGGAGCGGATTCCGGAGCTGCTCAAGATACCGGCGCGGGTGCGGTTTTTGAGTGTGGAGCCGTTGTTGGGACCGGTCGTCTTCGACTATTGTGACGAGCCGGGCGCGAACCACACATCGGATTGGTCGGCGAAAGTGCTTCCGTCGGGTATCCATTGGGTGATTGTGGGCGGGGAGAGCGGGCCGAAAGCGCGGCCGTGCAAGGTGGAGTGGGTGCGGGACATCGTGCGGCAGTGCAAGGCGGCGGACGTTCCGTGTTTTGTGAAACAGTTGGGCAGCGACCCTCTGAGCGACGATGCGCGGGACAAGTGCCTGGTGGAAATTCGGGACCGCAAGGGTGGGGAGCCGGGCGAGTGGCCGGAGGATTTGCGTATTCGTGAAATGCCGTTGAATCGTTGAATCGTTGAATCGTTGAATCGTTGAAACGTGAATCGTTGAATCGTAAATGAATGCGACGATGGAAAGAAGGGAAGGCGCTGCGGCTCTGGAGAGCCGCGCCCCGGCGCTCGATAGAGCGCCGCTACAGGCGCTGGAGTGGCATCCGTGTTTGCCGAATTTGTCAGACGAGGAATTGGTTTGGCTGGCGGGCCAGCCGGATGGGGCGGAGACTTATGCGCAGTTTGTCAAGGAACGGGAGCGGGTGCTGGCGCTGGCTAAGGACGATCCGTTGTATCAGGGGTTCAAGCTGGATTGCTGGACGGTCGCGGATGTGCAGCTCGCGGATCCGGAGCTGGACCTGCAGGTGAATTTCGGCTGGAACCGGGGCGGGGGCAAGACGTGGCGGGCGTTGCGATTGCTCTGCGAAGCGGCGCGCGAATATGCGGCGGACGGTGACGCGGGCTATCTCGTGCTGGGGGAGACGGAGGATTCGTTGAAGTTCGTCCAAATGCCGGTGGTGTGGCGTTACCTGCGCAAGTTCATCAAGCAATTGAACGGCAAACAGACGGGGCCGTATCGGGTGACGCACAAGCCGGGGACGGGTTTCACGGAGGGTCTGGTGATCATTCCGAGCGGGCCGATTCGAAACGAGAAGGGCGAAATCACGGGTTACGGCGGCCGGTCGAATATCTGGTTCGACACTTACAAGGGGGACCCGGGCAAGTATGAGGGGCGCGAGTTCGGCGGGCGGCTGCGGATGATTGGCCGGACGCCGACCGGCAAGGGCATTCTGGATCTGGCCCGGCGGCCGGATGGAAGCTTGATCCAGAACGTGGGGATTGTCGCCGATGAGGGGCTGAATTTGAATTGGCTGCGGATGGTCAAGCGGCGGGCGGCGTTCCGCCGGGCGAAAACGATTTGGGCTTACACACCGCTCAAGGGGATCACGCCGGCGATCAAGGAGGTCGTTGGCGAGTTGAAGGTGGAGTCGAGCGCGCCGGCGGACGCGCACGTGAAGTTCCGAAATTTCATCGCGGACGTTCCGGGCTGTCCGCGCGGGCACATGCCGGTGACGGGGACGTGCTCGATGCCGCGCACGAAGGCGGTTTACTTTCACATTCATCCGCAGGCGTTCAATGACTACTTTCACATCGTGCGCGACGATTGTCAGGGGCGCGAACAACGTTACATCGAGCGCATGGCGTTCGGTTGGACAAGCGATATCATCGACCTGCAATTCGGGACGTTCGGAACGTGGAACATCATCCGGCCGGAGCAACTGCCCGAGGTGGGGACGGACTACTTGATCGTGGACCCGCACGACGAGCGGCCTTACTTTTTCATCTATGTGCGGGCGGCGCCGGGCCTGGAGCCGGAGAAGCCGGACCTGTACGTCTGGGCGGATTGGCCGGACGCGGCGACTTATGGGGAGTGGGCGATCGCGACGGAGCGCGAGACGAGCGAGGATAGCAAGAAGGGCTGGGACGGCGACCGCGGGCCGGCCCAGGCGAACCTGAACCTCGGTTACGCGGGTTACAAGATGGAGTGGCGGAAGATCGAGACGGTGCAGCCTGGGTCAGCGGAGCGCGATCCGAAACGGCGGGCGCTGCAACTGAAGGCCGCGCAATCTGGACGCCCGCTGCGGATGGATATTTTCGAACGGATCATCGACAGCCGGGCGGGACCGCGCAAGCAACTGGAGGAGCATGGCCAGACTTGCACAGTCGAGAAATTCGCAGAGGAACACGCGGACCCGAAGACGGGCGAGAAACTGGACGGGATCGATTTCGAGATGGCCGACGGGAGCCGGCATGACTGGACTTTGATTCGGGACTTGCTGGAGGTGAAGCGGGACGACCAGGGGCGCATCGAGAAGGCGCCGCGGCTGTTCGTGACGGAGAATTGCCGGCAAGTCACTTGGGCGCTGGAAAATTTCACGGGACGCGCGGGGGAAGCGGCCGCGTGCAAGGACCCTATAGATTGTTTGGAGTACGCCGCGCGAGGCGATCTGATACACGTTCCGCCGGGCGCGCCGCGGAGCAGGAAGGGATGGGGAGGGTATTGAATGGCGAATGACGAATGACAAAGGGAAGACGAACTATGAAAACCAAAATCGTGGAGTTGTGGTGCGACTTGTGCCCGGGCTGGCAGGACTCCAATCTGCTATCAGTTTACACAATGACGACGCCGCCGAGTGAGAAGCCGCCCGGGACCAAACGCGTGAAAATCATTGTGGAACTGCCGTGCTTCGGCGGCTCGGCGGATGTGGATGCAACGGTGATGGGGCAGTGTGAATTCGTGCGGCTCGCGGGGACGCCCGCCCCACCGATTTAACGATTCAACGATTGAACGATTCAACGAACCCATGACTCAATATGAATTCGATCGGTTGCCGTTGTTGCTGCGGCCGGCGGAGGCCATGATGGCGCTGGCCGGGGTGAAACGGAATGACTTTTACGAGATGCGCAAGGCCGGCGATCTGCGCGTGTTCCAGCCGGACCCGGCGCACGCTTTCGCCTACTACTACAAGGCGGACGTGGGCCGGGCGGCGGGGCTGAAGATGGACCCGAAGGCCTGGATGGAGTTGCCGGAGCGGTTGAACGAATTTCAGTTCAAGCACGTGACGGGGCTGTCGGACCTGGCGATCCTGCAGGGGATCGCGAGCGGCCAGTTGCGGGACGCTGGGAAGAATGGCATGCGGCTGTTTGCAAGGGCCGACTTGTCCGCGTGGTGCTTGACAAGAGAAGCGTTAAAGCGTGAAACGTGAAAGCAAGTCTTAACCACGGATGACACGGATGAACACGGATTTTTTGGAATTCACAAATGCGATGCGAAGCGCGCCGACAGTCGCGGGCTGTAGTCGAACGCGCCAGCGCTCCAAAGGACTGGAGAGGGACGGACATAAGCCACTGATGCGAAACCGCAGTGCGACAATGAAGATCGCCTTCCCCGTTCGTGATACTGCCCGCGACATTTTCAGCGCAACCGAAAGCTGTAATGGACCTCAAGAGTGCGGAATCAAAAGTTCCGTTCAGAGGGCACAGGCCGAGGCCGCCAAACCAAGGACATGCCGACTGGCGGATGTTGAATCGCGTCCAGTCGGGAGGCTGCCTCTGTTACACTCGCCGGAAGGCTTAATGAGGGTCGCTAGTAGGTTGCGCGAAACTTTTAACCACGGATGACACGGATGGACACGGATAAGACATGACGCGAATTACACGAATTAGCGCTAATTAGTGAAATTCGCGTCAAACATGTAAACTCGTAAATCGTAAATCGTAAATCGTAAATTCTTATGCCACTGCGCAAAGATAAACTTGAGGAGTTCGCCGAGCCGCCGGAGCTGGCTGAACTGTTGGAGGATTACCGGCGTTGCCTGGACCGGCGCGGGACGTTCGACCGCCGGCAGAAGTTGAATCGCGACGCGCGATTCCAATACTGGGAGGGCCAATCGGACGACGGCCGGAAGTGGACGCCAAAGCGGGGGGACACGGAGGTGCGCCCGTGGAAGGGGGCGAGCGATTCGCGGCCGCACCTCGTGGACACGTTCGTGCGGGAGGACGTGGCGAAGCTCACGATGGTGCGGGGCCGGGCGAAGATTCTGGTGACGGGCACGGAGGCGAACGACGCGGAGTTCGGCACGCGTCTGACGCAGTTGCTGCGCTGGAGACACACGCAGATGACGGAGCGCCGGCGCGAAACGCGGCTGGCGGCCAATTGGCTGCTGGAGCGCGGCCTGGTGGTGATCGGCTGCTGGTGGAACAAGCAGACGGCGCTGGGTTACGAGGAGCTGGACATGGAGACGGTGAAGACACGGGCGCAAATGGCGGGTAAATTTCTGCGATCGGGCAATCTGCCGCCGGAGTTCGACGAGGAAGCGTTGATGAAGCCGATTGTGTTTCCGGAGATGATTCTGGACCCGGAACGCCTCGGCGAGGCGGCGGCGATCTTCCAGGATTATTACAAGGATGTGAAGGCGGCGGACGCGCGCAAGGCGATCGTGGATTTGCGCACGGAGGGCCATGCGCGATTCCCGCGGCCGTATGTGCGGGTGGACCGGCCGTGCATCGGCGCGCGGGCGTTCGGGGAGGAAGTGTTCCTGCCCGAGGAGGCGACGAGCATCGAGACGGCGCGGGCGTTGTACGAAGCGGAGCTGCTGAGCGAAGCGACCTTGCGGGAGCGGGTCATCAGCCACGGCTGGGACAAGGCCTGGGTGGACGAGGTGATCGAGACGCAGCGGGGGGCGCTGACGAGCAACTTGAATCGCGCGGCGCAATCGCGCTGGACGGCGCGGACGAGCGGCCTCACGACCATCGACACGAGCAAGCTGTTCGAGATCATCCATTCCTATCGGCGGCTGGCGGATGAGGCGGGTGTGATCGGGATTTTCTACACCTGTTTCCACGCCGGGATGACTGGCAAGAGCAGCCGGCGCCGGCGCGAGTTCGCTTACGGCTATCACGGGTTGCTGAATTACGACCACGGCGAGTTGCCCTACACGCTGTTCAGCCTGGAGGATCGCTCGCGGGTGATCGATGACAGCCGCGGTTACGGGGAACGCATCAACACGCATCAGAGCGTGGTGAAGGGGGTGTGGGACCAAAACATCGACGCGGCAAGCATCAGCACCGTGCGGCCTTATTTCTATCCGCCCGATTCGCCGCCCGAACAGTGGGGACCGGGCGTGGGCATCGGCACGCGGGCGCCGGACCGCTACGGGTTTTTCGAGGGGCTGGAGTACAATCCGCTTTCCGAGAAGGTGGAGCAGATGGTGACGCGCGGGGCGGATCGTTACATGGGCCGGCCATTGCCGGAAGGGGTGAACGCGCTGGAGGCGCAGGCGATGCAGCAGGAGATGGCCGAGGATTGGATGGCGGGCTGGGCGCGGGTGGACACGCAACAGTTGAAGCTGGAGCAACAGTTCTGCCCGGAAGTGATTTACTACCGGGTGGTAGGGGACGAACAGGCGCATCCATTGCAGGCGACGCGGGACGAAATCCAGGGGCAGTTCGACGTGACGATTTCCTACAACACGTCGATGATGAACGTGGAGTATGTGAAGATGGTGTTCGATTTCGTGTCGCAGGCGATGCAATGGGGCAGCGGACGCATCGACGTGGACAAGCTGACGGAGTTCGGCTTCGACCTGATGGACCCGAACCTTGC